AAGAACTTCTTGCCAATGTATTTCATTCCAGTATCTATTTCTGTTATTTCATAGACAAACCCCTGATACTCCTCAGGTGTCTCATCATACTCTTTACCTTCATAGATCCACATAAAAAAATAGCCCCGCTGTTATACGGGGCTATTTATCAATCTATAACATCTTCAAATTCTAGAGGAGTCCCACACATAGGACAGTATCTGGGTTCTTCCTCATTGTCCATAACTAAGACCTGTGTTTCTGTTTCACAGGCTTCGCACACTGCGTAGAATTCTTCTTCCATTTGGTCTCCTTACATACACAAATCTTCGTATTTAGATGTATATATGCGATGAGAACTTTTGTCGTTATTCTGGGAAGTATTTGTTAAGAATTTCCAAATGATCCTCATACTTTGCCATCTCCTCTAGTTCAGTTTCAATTGCATCCATAACATCAGAATGTTCACCAACCCCAACGGGATTGGTAAGATAGATTTCAACATTCATGCGATGCTTTTGTACATGCGCCTCAGCGTGTTTGCGTGTGGCTTCAATCATTCTATTTCTCATAGTCATATCATATATCCTTTTTAGAAAGTAATTTCACAAGCGCCGCCTTGACAGGCAATGGCACCCATAGTGTCGATTTCAGTAAAGCGTTTCTCATCCAGCTCACTTACAAAGTCAACTGACTGAATATTCTGTTGTACCTTTTCCCATTTATGCAATAGGAAAACATCCTTGAGACAATACTCAGTTTCTTTCATATCTCCCATGAAATAGTTATCAGCAAACTTCTTAAAGCGACGAACCCACTCAGAACGAATATCAGAAACTTCACCAAGATATTCGGATGGAGTTTGTGCGATTTGAGTGGCTTCCCATAGGTCACGGAACCCCGATGAGCGAGTATCCACAATAAGACCAGATGCAAACAATGCAGCCTTACCGTATTTTGCAACAATCTCACCTTCAGACAAAACCTCTGTCATTGGTGCTTGTGCAAAATCTTTATCACCCATTCCAGCCAAGAAACTAATACCAGCGAAAGCATCACGATTATTAAACACATAGTCTTCTACCTCTGCCCACATATGTGGGAGAACTGTTACGGTATTTGATACGTTGTGACGAGTCTTTGGGTTTGCACACAATTCGACGTTTGTACCAGCTTCTACCCAATTCTTTTGCACAAGCTTTACTTTCTCCAGCAAGTCTGTGCCATAAAGATCTTCACGATACAAAGAAGTCTCAGGTGAAATGATCGGGAATGCAACACACCAGTCAGTCTTATTAGCAGACCATACTGATTCTTCTACCATGTATGGATTTGTCTTGGCAATAAGTTGACCGACCTCAGTCTCTTTGTTTAATTGAATATGACGCAGATAACGAGGAGAATGCTCACCGTGTATGCCAGACGCCGTTTGGAGAAGTACGGAAGCGTTTCCAGACGGTTTAACACACGTTGTTCTAGCGGCCTGATTGATTCCGATAAGTCCCGCAACTTGCTTATTAATTTGTTTAACAATTTCTGCTCCTTTTGCTTGGTTCTCTTCATTAAGAAGAATTTCTGGGTTGTTCATCCAACCCGTAACAGACACACCTAGAAGTGCCTCACGTTCAAAGATTTGTTTTGTAGTGTCGTCTAGGTATTTGAAGTCAGTATAACCAGCCTGCAACGTACCCATGATAGCACCTGCACGACAAGCCTTAAAGAACTCTTCTTTAGTTGTACACTTACCGCCATTGATTTCTGTCAAGTTACAACCCTGCCAGCCAGACTTACCATCAATCTGTGGGAACATACCAATTTCAACACATGGATTAGTTGTAATATCCTTGTCATCAACAAAGTAGAAGCCCGGTTCGCCAAACTCTTTAATGGACTGCATAATTTCACTGAATTGTGTGCGTGTAATTTCATCACGAACAATAACGGCAGAGTTATTAGAACGCCCCCGCTGTGGATTGTCTACAAACCAGTTACCAGTTTTTGCAGTAATCATTTCTTCGTCGTCTGCAGAGAAAAGACAGATAGTCGCTGACCGACGAACACCACCTGCCAAAACAGCATCAGCCGCATGCATTGCAATGTCATACACATCAATCGCCCGAAGACGATTTTCACCTTTAAGAATGCGAGACTGAATAAGATGCTCGATCTTATCTAATGCTTTCCGCAAAGGTTCTGGACCCGGTGCTTTGAATCCACCATTAATCATTGCGCCCTTGGGTCGCACATGCTGGAGATCGAAATAAACTTTACGTCCGGCCATTTCTGGAAACTGTTGATTTTCTGTGAAGTATGACGACATCAAAGCACCTAGTGCATCAGCCCAACCTTCAACGGAATCTTCCACAACCCACCCTTTGGCTTGCTTCTTACGTTCTGCAATATCAGGCATGTTGCCTGTGTGATGTTTTTGTACTGAGAAACCAGCGCCTGCACCACAAAGAAGTACATAAAATAATTCTGAGAAAAACCGTGGACGATCTGCATATGTGGAAGTACAGTTGTACATACGCATCATATGTTTCATCAATTGATCGCCACCAAACTGCAACGCCCTTTGTGCGCCCAAAGCATACTTTAGTTTATAAAGTGATTCTGCCTCATCAATAAGTTGACCAAGCTCATCAGTCATTTTATCTTTATAGAATTCACGGTGCATATTCATTACACGGGATACTGATTCATCCCAACTTTCATACCTTTCTTTATCGTCATCCCATCTACTATATCCTTCATAAAATTTTGTTTGTGACATCAAGTCACGAGTATCTCGGTCTCTATTGTTTGGAACGACTTTGAGCATTTAGCACCTCTTAAAGCGAAAAGTTTAAAACACCGCAAAACCATTATTTGCAGTCCATCTGATTTGTATTTCTGATTTGTGTATTATATAGGCTTAGAAATTATTTTGCAACAACATATAGTGAAATTATTATTTTATTTCGCTCTATTAAGTAAATGTTGTCTGGCTGCTATATTATAGTGCCGGGCTTGCGTATAGTCAAAAACTGGCATGTGGTCCATGTGAGCATGAACGGTTTCCTCAACTGTAATTTGCTCACCCTGTTTCAAATATCTTAATAATACATCAGCTTGATAATAATGACCATCAATATTAAAATGAAAATTATCAACAGATCTATCAAAGCCCCTCCAGCATAAGTGGTTGTACATACCCCATCTTTCTGAATTTTTTATCAGATAGTTGGATCTATTAATATTCTTGTATATGGGGTCTTCTAAAATATTTTTTGGAGTACCATAATAGTTGATGATAACTAGCTGAATGCCCAATTGTTTGCACATATCCTGAATTGTGTTGACATGCATACCTACAAGTAACTCATTCTGCTGAAAGGTTTCATCACCAATATTAAACTCCATAGTTCCGCCTCGCTTGGCATCGTCAAGTTTAATTTTAGTGCCTATCCCCATCTTTTGTTTATATGCTTTGGCGGATTTGAAACGACCCTCAGCAATCATTTTATTATATTTAAGTTGTATTTCAGTGTATCCCTGCCACCCAACAGTTTTAATGTGTCTATTGCCATATTCATGACCAACACAAATCAGAGATTCTAGGTCATTTGGTTTCCAAGCACCACTAAACCTATAATCAATCACACTCCTTCTAAAAGTATCTGATAATTGCCATATAATAACTCTAGGAATCTCTACTTTTGATTGCATTGCATGCAATAGATATGCATGAAGCTCAAAATACATTGTGAAATTATCTTTACTCGGGCCAGATATGTTACGAACTTCTTCATTTAGGGCTCGTTCTATAAATGAACTATATCTAAATTTTTCAGTATATTCGAGCAATCCGCTTCCATAGGTAAAAGAGCATCCTTGTACTAAAATCATGAACCAAATACCTTCGTGCCATTAGTTACTTCAAATAATTTTGCATCATACTTGTCATTGCATATAGGTTTACCTCTAACATTTAAAGAAGTGTTAAGCAACATGGGAACCCTAGTCAATTCATAAAATTCTTCAAGTATCGGTCTCAAGATAGATCTACTATCTTTGCGAACAATTTGAACTCGGGCCGTGCCATCAACATGGGTGACTGATTTATAATCATGTTTAGCATTAGCCGTGTATTGCATGTACTCATTCATAGGACCGGAGAAATACTCATCCGCAAACTCTTCTAGAATTGCAGGGGCGAATGGTCTAAATGGCTGTCTGCGTTTAATTTTATTTACGGTATCTTTAATATCATATATG